AAGAGGTCGCGCCAGCCGCCCTTCTTCTTGGTCTTCGCGGGTTGAGAGGGCGGGGGCGGCGGCGTCGACTTGCTGGCCGCCAGCTCCGGCATGCTGTCCAGGGCGCCGATCATGCGGTTAAGCCCCTGCAGCAGGGTCTGCGCCTGGTCCGACGCCTTCGAGCTCGTCGAGGCCTGGTACAGCTCGCTGACGGCGTCCTTGGCCCCGGCGAGGTGGTCCCGCAGCTTCTTGATGGCTGCAGCCCCTCGCAGGCCCTGGGCTCCGGGCTGGCCGATGCTGGCCTGCGACAGCTCCTCCTCGACCAGCAGGCGCAGCTGCGCCTCGGTCATCCTGGTCACCTTGCCCTCCTGCCGGAGGCGGTGGACCATTTCGTCCTTGATCAGCTCAGTGAGCTGAGACCTCGTGATCTTCACTGTTCTTCCCTCGCCCGCTCAGCTCATCACGGGATGGCCTGGTTGATGTTGTTCGTCACCACGAAGTCGAGGGAGACGAACTCGATCGACTTGGTCGGCTGGACGAAGATCTTGCCGCGGATGGTGTTGTTCTCGATGTCCTGCTGTGTCGTGGTCGACGAGTCGATGACGACCTTGAAGCGTTCCAGGCCTGCCTGGGCCTGGATCCTCTGCAGGCGCGGGGTGACGGCGGCCGAGAACTTGGCCAGCGTCGCCTCGCGGTTGGGCTCGAACATGATGTTGAGGGCGATGTCGCGGACCTGCCGGCGGATCTCGATCAGAAGGCGCCGGACGTTGACCCTGTCCAAGGCGCTGGCAGCCTGCTGCAGCGTCTTCTGGCCCCAGACCACCACGCCGCCCTTCGGGTTGGTGCCGCCCGAGGCGTTGCCCGGGAAGGCTACCAGCGGGTTGATGTCGACGTCGTAGAGGACGTCCATGTTGGGCTTCGACAGCTGGACGGTCGCCTCGAGGGTCGTCTGCAGTGCGCCGCGGGTGAAGCCGGCGGGGGCGAACCACGGGTGGCCCACCTTGTCGTTGAGGGCCATCGCCCCCAGGACCGGGACGGAGGGAGGCACCACCACGTTGGTGGCCGTCGTCGGGTCGGGCATCACCACGTCTGGGAAGTACGCTGCGCCGAAGCTGCTGTCGACGGCCCTCTCCGCGAAGTTCTGAGCCGTGAAGGTGACGGACGGCGTCTGCGAGGGGTCCGTCACCAGCTCGTCGTTGGTGTCGTACTGCTCGATGTCCATCAGGTACAGGGCATCGAACCGGTTCTCGACGGCGGCCAGGGCCGCGTCGGTGACGACCGGGTGCCTGATGCCGGGGATGGCCAGCAGCTGCAGGTCGGTGTTCGTCAGCTCGCCCATGATCTGCAGGGCCTTGTTGTAGGCTGACACCGTGGCGCCGTTGTTGGAGCCGCGGTTCGGGTCCGTCATGTCGCCCTCGACGGCAGCGTTGTCGAGGCGCGCCTCGTCCTGGTCGAAGACGTTGGTCCCGTCGAAACCGCCCTGCATGAAGAAGGTCCACTTCAGGAAGCGGCGGTTGGCCTGGATGAAGTCGTCCGGATCCAGGGCGCGCGTCTTGTTGGCATCGTTGGCCGCGATGTTGCCCCCGCGGAAGTAGGCCGCGTTGACCCACTGGTTGGGGTCAGCCAGGCCCGACGAGCCTGTCACCACCTGGACGTTCATCAGGGAGAACGCGTTGGTGTTGAAGAGGTCGTTGTCGATGACGCCGTTGGCCGACGTCGACGGAGTCCCGGCGTTGTCGGGGGTGGCGAAGTCCTGGACGTCGATCCGGTGCATCGGGAAGAACTGGGCGAAGGCGTCCAGCGACTCGTTGTGCAGGGTCGACAGGTTGGGGATCGCCAGGCTGGTGACGTGCTCGAACTGGTAGCCCCAGTAGAGCAGCGGGTTGACCTGGATCTTCGCGCCGGAGCCCTGCGTGATGTTCTGCCGCATCGGCACCGGGGGCTGCTTGACCCGGGTCCAGCAGGAGCCGTCGATGACGCCGGCCGTCCCGGCCGGGCGCGCCAGCGGGTCGGTGCCCGCCGTCATCAGGTGCGACGGCCCGCGCAGGCCGACAGGCATGGCCGTCGGGTCGACCTCCTGGCTGTCCACGCTCGGGTCCATCTCGATCCTGATGTAGTTCGAGGCGTTGGCGTAGTTGCCGTCCACCGCGAGCTTCTGGGCGGTCGGGCCGCGGTCGAAGTCGAAGTAGGCGTGCTGGTCGCCGATGACCTTGGCGATGTACTGGTCGTCGCTCGGGTTGAGGCTCAGGCCCCTCCACTGCTCCAGGTAGACGGGGGCAGCGTCGTTGTCGGACCACTGTCGGACCGTCAGGTCGAAGGCCGGGTACTGGTTGGCCGGGTCCGTCGACGGGGCGATGTTCTCGATCGACAGCTTGTACAGCGTCGACACGCCAGCGCCGGCGTCCAGGGCGTGGACCTTGAACAGGTTGTGGGGCTTGCCGCCGAAGGGCTGCGACACCACCCACGGGCTGGCGGCCTCGCTGAACCTGTCGCGGAAGTCCTCGAAGTCAGGGGCCGTCGCCGAGCCGAGGTCGCGGGCCGTGGAGCCCGTCAGCAGGAAGGCAGCGGGCTCTGCTCCCGCGGGGGAGGCCGTCGAGGCACCCGAGCCGCTGACGGCCGCGATGATGCCCGAGCCGGTGACGACGGCCGTCGCCGGGTAGATGTCCCAGGAAGCGTAGACCACGTGGCCGGCCTGCTGCAGCTTGGTCGGGTCCGCGTTGAGGACGTTGGCGAAGTAGTTGGGAGAGGTGACGTCGAACGAGGCCGTCACCACGTTGGGGTACAGCGGATCGAGCCCCTGGTGGCCGTTCAGCAGCAGGACGAAGTCCTGCTTGGCGATGCCTCCCTGCAGCAGGTTGACGGCGCCCAAGGAGGCGCCGTTGCCGTCAGAGGCCACAGCGTTGGTCCCGGGCTTGAGGCTGGTCGCTGTCGAGGACGACAGGGTCAGCACCACGCCGCTGGCCGCCATCAGCACGCCCCTGAGGATGGGCTGCGCGGATGAGCCGCTCTGCAGGCCGGCCGAAGAGAAGACGGTGGAACCCGCCGACTCTGACATGAAGCAGCCCAGGAAGTACGTCCGCCCCGCCGCGCCGCCGGAGTTGGCGAACGGGTTGGGGCTCAGGATGCCCGAGTTGTTGGCACTGGGCTCCTTCTCGCCGACCGTGAAGCCGGCGTGGTTGACGTCGCCCGTCTGGGTGTTGCGCTGGTTGCCGTCACCGATGCCCAGGACCCTGAGGTACGTCAGGGCCTGGGCGTTGCGCAGCCACTCTGAGGCTGCCAGCGGGCCGAACTTGATGCCGTCGGTCGGGCCGAACTTGGCGGTGAAGTCAGAGAAGAGGCCCACCGTCACCGGGACGTAGGCCGGCCCCTTCACCGCGGTGCCGATGATGCCGGCCGGGACGCCGACCGGCTGCTGGGCCACGGGACCGGAGAGGTCGATCTCCGTCGCTGAAACCCCTGCTGCGCCGAACTTGAGCTGTGGCATGCCTGTCCTCGTGTCTAACTATCGCGCCCCGTCGTCTTTCGCAGGGAGAGGCCCTCAGACGAACTGCACGCCGCTGTTGGTGATGATGAAGTCGACGGCGATGAACTCGATCGCGCGGGTCGGGACCACCACGATCCTGCCGTTCAGCTTGTTCTGGTCGACGTCGGCCTGCGTGTTGTTCGTCTCGTTCATCACGACCTGGAAGGCCTCGATGCCCTGCTGCGACTGGATGAGGCCCAGCTGCAGCGAGGCCTGGGCGGTGAAGGTCGCCCAGACCGCGGGAGTGTTCTGCTCGAACTCCAGCTGCAGGGCGATGTTCTTGATGATGCGCTTGACCTCGACCAGCAGGCGGCGGACGTTGACGCGGTTGAGGGCCGAGTTCTTGACCTGCAGCGTCTTCTGGCCCCAGACCACGAAGCCCTGGCGCGGGAAGGTGGCGATGGGGTTGATCCTCGATTCGTACAGGGTGTCCCTGTCGGCCGAGGTCAGTCGCACCTCCACGTTGGTGACGAAGTCGAGGGCCGCGCGGTTGAAGCCGGCGGGGGCGAACCACGGGTAGCCCACCCGGTCGTTGAAGCCCAGGGCGCCCAGGGCGGCGACCGAGGCCGGCACCTTGACGCGGCGTCGGTTGGTCTTGTCGTCGATGAAGATGTCCGGGAAGTAGGTCCCCGCGTAGTTGTTGTCGAGGGCCCGGCTGTCGAACTGCCTGGACGTCTGGTTGACGTCTGGCTTGGTCGTCGAGTCGTCGAACAGGCGGTTGATCGACTCGTCGTACTTCTCGACGTCCATCACGTAGTAGGCCAGGCCGTAGTCCCGGACCTTCTGCCCGGTGTAGTCGGTGATGAAGGGCTCACGGATGCCTGGGATGGCCAGCAGGTTGTGATTGGCCCTCATCGGGTCGGTCATGATGTTGACACCGGCCACGTAGGAGGCGACCGTCGCGTTGGACTGCCCCGTGCCTGTCTGGTTCTGCGAGAAGCCGGCGGGCACGAAGCCGGGGGCAGCATCGGCGTCGAAGCTCGAGGCCCTGTCGTTCATCCGGCGCGAGTCAGAGTCCAGGAAGTTGACGCCGTCGAAGCCGCCGGCGACGAAGGTGCTGAACTTCAGGTACGGGTTGAAGCGGTTGAAGGTCGAGGCCGGAGCCTTGCCCAGCAGGGTGGCGAAGGTGATGCGGTTGCCCAGCACCCCGTCGTTGACAGTGTACTGGGTCGTGTCGACCACGCCGTTGCGGACGTAGGCCGCCTCGCGCATGTGCGCGTCGACGGAGGCCGTCAGGTCGTTGATCGAGGTGTTGGAGAAGGCGACCTTGGCCAGCGTGAACTTGTTGTCGTTGAGGCGATCAGCTCCCGCCCCGGTGACCACCGTGTCGAGGAGCGACAGCCCCTGGAACTGGGTCAAGGCGCTCAGCAGGCCGTTGGGCGCCGTCTCCAGGTTCGGGTCCAGCGGGATGTCGTTTCGCTCGAACTTGACGCCCCAGTAGTACAGCGGGATCGCCAGCTCGGTGATGCCGGGCTCGCCGAACCAGGCCGCGGTCGTCGGGCGCTGCCCCTTCGTCACCTTCGACCGGAAGGGAACCGGTGGGACGATGGCACCCGACAGGGCCTGCGCCGAGCCGGTCACCACGCCGGAGATGCGGACCACGCTGCCGACCTGGGCGGCGTCGGTCAGCGAGTCGTTGGTCTTCAGGACCGCAGGGCCGCGGAAGCCGAAAGGCAGGCACTGTGCCGGGACCTGTCCCCGGTTGACCTGCTCGTTCATCACCACCCGGACGTAGGCCGACTGGTTGGCGTACTTGCCGCTGGCGACGACGCGCCGTTCGTTGGGATCCGTGGCGTCGAAGTTGTAGTACAGCTTGCGATCGCCGATGACCTGCGCCACGTAGTTGGGCTTGGTCGGGTCGAGGGTGCAGTTGTTGAACTGCTCCAGTACGTTCGGGCTGGTGTCGTTGTCGTCCCAGGCCCTGATCTGGACCGCGAAGGTGCCGTACTTGTTGGCGGCATCGAGAGAGGCCTTCAGGTTGACGATCGACACCTTGAACAGGTTGTTGGCGTACGCGCCGTCGTCCAGGGCCTCGATCCTGAAGAGGTCGTACTCTGTCGCGCCGAAGGGCTGGCTGATGAAGAAGCTGGTGGTCGGCGTCTTGTAGCGGGTGTTGAACGCGCCGAAGGCCTTGCGGTAGACCAGGGTGTTGTCGCCCGAGGTGGTGCTGACGTTGTTGGTGCCCGAGACCACGGCCACATAGTTGTTGGCGGCCGTTGCGATCTCATCGTCCACCGCGAAGTCGGAGTACAGCAGGTGGAGGGCCGAGTCGAACTTGTCAGGGTCGGTGTTGAGGACCTTGCCGAAGTAGTCCTTGGCGCTCGGGTTGAGGGAGGCCGTCACGATGTGGACGCCCGGGTTGCCGTCCTGGTTGTAGTAGGAGTTGCCCAGGGTCGAAGAGAAGATCAGCTTGAAGTTGCCGGCAGCGTCTGCCAGGCCCGCATCGCTCAGCGAGTTGACGGCGCCGCCCGTCAGGCTGCGGTTGTAGTCAGCCACCATCATCTTGGTGCCCGAGGCTAGCAGCACCACGCCGCGGACCAGGTTGACGGTCGCGTTGTGGAAGGAGTCGTTGTCGGTGAAGTCGGCCTGGCCGAAGGCCTCGGCCGCCTGCTTGGTGTGCTGGGCGACCAGGAACTGGACGCAGTGGTCGTAGCGACCGTAGGGGTCGCCGCCGGAGACCACCTTGCCGCCTCCTGAGGCCGAAAGGACGGTCGTCGAGTCGCCGTCCAGGTGGAAGCCGGCGCTGACGACCTCGCCCGTCTCCTGTGTCCGCGCGACGTCGGTGGCAGTCGCGTTGGCGCCCGCGCCCAGGACACGCAGGAAGGTCAGGGCCTGGCGGTTGGCGAGGTAGGCGTTGGCCGCGTAGGGCCCGAAGCGCTTGGGGTCGAGGTCGCCGAACTGGGCGACGAACTGATCCCAGTTGCCCACCGTGACCGGGATGAAGGCGGGGCCGCGGTTGGCGGTGCCGATGATGCCTGCAGGGACGCCGGCCGGCCCAACGGGGGCGGGCGCAGACAGATCGATCTCTCGATCGAAGAAGTTCGGCGACCTGAAAGTCTGCTGGGCCATTAGGGTGCTCCTCTAGCGTGTATCGCTGGCATAACTATCCAGGTGCGGTCCCAAAGACCCGCGTGACCCTCAGTCTTCAGCGAGGACGATAGTTAGGCCGCCGAGGTCAGCGCCCGCCAGCACCGTCTCACCCGTGAAGCGGTTGCGGCCCACGACGCGCACCAGCCTGGTGACGGTTCCTCCGTTCCTGTCAATGCCTGTCACCTTTTGAAACGTTGTCAGCTGTGAACCACGGCGGACGTTCTTCAAGGCAGGATCCTGCGGGACCACATCGTCAGGGTGCGGGTAGAGCCGGGTGCCATTGACCCGCCGCTGGTCTGCCCTGCGAGAGGGCCCATCGCTGCCGTCGGCCAGGGGCAGTGTCGGGTCGTCCGCCCCCAGGAAGGGCTCCACCACCTCGCCGGAGCCAACCAGCTGGATGTCACCCTGGATGCCGGCCTGGAAGGAGATGGTCGGCGAGCTGACGTATCGCTTGATGGGAATGGGCGCTCCTGGGACGGCAGGCGCGAAGGCGTAGCCGGGGACCTTGACCGTGAAGCGGTACTTGATGTTCCTCTCTGCCTGAGAGTAGTCGTCAGCGTTGAGGTCAGCGCTGTACTGGTTGCTGTCGACGGTGGCCATGAACCAGTAGCCCTTGTCGGTGTCCAGGCGCCAGGCGTTGCCCTGCGGCAGGAAGGACCCCAGCAGGGCCTCCAGCATCTGGTTCATGTGCGCGGTGTACTGTGCCCACAGGACCACGTCGTAGGTGGCTGTGAAGAACTGCGGGGCCGGCACCACGATGGTCTCAAAGACGTTGTCGAGCCGGTTGCCGGCCAGCAGGCCGCCCTGCTGGACGACTGGGTCTGACTCCAGCTCGCCCACCTCCCGCAGGGTCGTCAGCTGGTTGGGGTCGGCGGCCCCTGGGGGCACCCCCAGGTTCGACTGGTGCCTCAGGAAAAGTCGATTGATGAGGTTCTGGTACCCGCGGTCCGATTTGTCTAGCCGGCGGTGGATGACGATCTCGCCCGTCTGCTGGTTGATCCCACGCCCAGTCACGTCGAGGGTCGGGTCCTGGACCACGCTGGTCCGGACTGCCGTCACCAGCGGCAGGATCAGCGAGCCGTTCCTGTCGTGCAGGGCCCGCAGCTTCTTGTTGAGCGACCACTTCTCGCCTGCGTAGAAGACGACAGGCACCTTCTTTGACTCTGTCCCGTCCCCGCCGACGACCATGTTGATGCCCGAGTCGAACAGGGTGAACAGTGCCCTGTCGACGTCGCTGATGCCGACAGACGGGATCGTGATGTCAGGCGCCGACTTGCCCTGGTATCCCGACGGCAGGCCGGGGACCCCGAACCTGGAGCGCGCTCGTGCCGTGTAGCGAGTCGTCATGGTCCCTCAGTCCTCATCAAAGAACGCAGAAGTACTGGACCCGTCCTTGTCGCCTCGCGGCGACACCTCCTTGGCACCGGTGATGGGCGGGCCCACCACGGCGGGGCTCTGCAGGGCCCGGACGTCTCCCGTCGGGCCCTCCGCGTTGACGGCCTGGCCGCGTTGCTGGTGGAAGGTCGACTGCACCGCGTCGGGATCGGGCCGGCTGATGTCGGTCGGTCCCAGGGTGGGCGCCTTGAACTGTCCCTCGCGAGCCTTGGTTCCGATCAGCTTAATGCCGTCCTTGTGCTCGGCCAGGCCGTAGATGTTGCGCATGAAGACGCGCTCGGTGACCTCGTAGAAGACGTCGCTGAAGGAGAAGAAGTCGCCGATCGACAGGGCGATCCCCTTCTCGACCAGGTCGCGGTGCTGCAGGAAGACCTCGATCTTGAACTGGGCGTCGATGCCGAACTGGTCGATCTTGGTGTCGGACTGGAAGTGGGTGTCGACCAGGGCGTCCAGCGCGATGGGCTGGTCGAAGACCTTGACAGGAGCCTCGTTGAAGACGTCGTCGGCCTTGGTCTTGGCCTCGTTGATCGGGTAGTAGTAGACCTTCTGGCCCACCACGTCCTTGATCACTTCCTTGGTGATGTCGC